CCCAGCCGGGTCAGGATAGTGTCCACAGGCTTCATATTCACCTTGACTCGTATGCTCATCCGCCCGCCTCCACATGAACCAGCTTCCCGCCCCAGTATTTGGGGTCAACGTACTTCACCACGACCAGCCCCGGCACCTTCACCGGGATGAAGGACGGCCACTGGGCTGCCGTGATCGCCTCGCCGGTGCCCAGCAGAACCTTGTCCTCAGGGTGGACGCACAGCTCCGAGCAGGGAATGACCAGCAGAAAGGAATTGACCTCCTTACTGCCGGTCTTGTCCACATTCTCGGTTTTCTTGAAGTCCAGGAATGCCCCGGTATGCACCGTACAGGTCACTTTGCCGCCCTCTTTGTGGTAGACGGTGACTGTCTGATTGCACAGCCGGTAGTCCACAGGGCCTTTCCGCCGCCGGATATTCAGCACTTCCCTCACCCCCGATAGATGTCCAGGTAGAGGCTTGCACAGCGGTACAGCTCCCTCGCCTGCCCCTTCGGGCTGATATCCACCGCCGCCGGGGTTCCGTAGCTCACGGAGACAGACCCGATGGAGGCGGACTGGACAGCTCCAGTCTCGCCGTTCTGGATGGCCTCAAAGCCGCTCAGGGCATCGGCCATGGCACACACGGCCATTTTCTCTGCCCCGGATTCCGGCTCTGTCACGGTGTAAATCCGCTTGTACCGGGCCAGAACCTCCCCGGCTCTGCAAACGAGCCGGGGAAAGTCTCCTTCCGAAATTGCGCTGCCGAGATAATCCTGAACGTAAAACCGATAATCCGGCATAGCGGCCTCCTATCAGCCGACGGAAGCGGCGGTCTTGGGCTTGAGTACGATACCGTTCAGAGCGGCGGCCTTCAGGGTGTTCTTCAGCACCACACCAGCCACCAGCTCCACCTCGCCCTTCTTCACCGCACCAGGAGCGCTCATGTCGGGCATAAAGGAAGAGATCACACCGGTGCCGGTGGGAGAGATACCATGGAAGCCGTCCAGGGCGATGTTCACCGCATAGATGCTGGAGGTACCAGCGGCGGAAGTGCTGGGCGTGGAGGTGTCGATGATATCCACGGATTTGGTGCCGTTGTAGTACATACCGGCATCCATGATGGGGATATCGCCGAAGTACTCCACCGCCCTGCCGAAGTCGTCCTTCTTCCGGTCGTAGTAGCCAGCCCGGCGGGCAGCCGCCCGAACCTTCAGCAGCATAGCCGTGTTCATGAGCAGCAGAGAGGCGCCGCCGTCCACCATATGGGTCAGCTGATCCAGCTGGTCAACAAAGGCGTTGGCATTGCTGTCCATCTTGGCGGAATCGGACAGGTCGATGTCCGTGGTGAAATCGTTGGAGGTGCCGGACAGAGCCTTTCTCAGGCCGTCGAAGGTGTTCACCACATAGCCCGCACCGGAAGACGCGGAAGTGCCGTTGATGACCAGATTGTGGAAGAAGTTGGCCGTCGCCTTGATCTTCTGCTGAGCCTGGAAGGCCAGCTCGTCCACGGCACCGGAGGTGTTCTGAATCACCCGGTCGACCTGGAAGGAACCGCCCATGATGACTGCCTTGGCGGTCTTCTCCTCCCGCTTTGCCTCGCCCGCGGTGTACTCGGTGTTGATGGCACGAACGGCTGCGGTGGAGGGAGTCTTCAGCTGAATGTAACCATAGGTCAGGGTAGAACCGCCGGTGCCGGGGGAAATGGAGTTGTCGAATACCAGCTTGTCCAGCAGCAGAGAACTGCGCCGGAACTCATCGATGATCCGCTGATCGACCTTGTCGGCCATGCCGACCTTTGCTTCTGCCAGAGTAATTGCCATAGTGAAAAATCATCCTTTCATGTTGTATTTGGCCCGGAGAGCCGCCGCAAGGCCGCCCTGCTCCGAGCCGGTGTTGGGTTCCTGCTGCTGGGTGCCTGCACCCTTGGAGTAAGGAGGCGGGTTACCCCCGTCATCGAACAGGTAGCCGCTTTCCTTTTGCAGCTTTTCCAAGGCGGTCTTGATGTCCGCCTCCTGGTTCTTGCTGGCTTTCAGGGCGTCCACGTCCAGCATCGCCCGGACGGCCTTGGTGCTTCTTCCGCGCTTGCCGGTGATGGCAGCGTCCAGGGCATGGTCAAATTCCATGTCCGCAATCTTCCGCTGACTTTCGGCCACGGCATCGTTGTACTTCTTCTCCCAATCCTTGGCGGACTGTTTGATGGTCTCGATGTCCTGGCCCTGGAAGCCGGAAATGGTCTTTTGGGCCTCGCTCAGCTGGCTCTTGACGGTGTCATAGTCGGCAAAGGGCTTTTTCGCCGCCTCGATGTCCCGACCGTTTTCCGCAATGATCTCGTCGATGATCTCCTTGCTCAACGGCTGGTCACCGATCTTGAAATTCTGCAAGAACTCTCGTTTCATGTGCTTTCCTTCCTCAGCTACGCTTTATCGTACGGGGGTCGCCTCCCCTGCTGTCGGCTTGTTTTACGCCAGCCACGGCAAAAATGATATGAAAAAAGCAGCTGTTCAGAAAATCCGAATAGCTGCTTCAATCAACTTGGTTGTAACGGCACTTTCCTTCGTGCCAGGCACCGCAGGATTCCTTTTTGCGCTCAATGAATTCAGCGGTGTTATGTTCTATCGTCTGTTGAAGGGTCAGGTTGCCGTCATCATCGTGTTCATACGTTATCTGTTGAATCAGGTGACGGTTCACCGCATAGGGACAATACATCATGTTTATTCACCTCTCAAGGCATATGAAAAGGGACTATGTTTCCATAGTCCCTTTAAGGATTTAAGGATTGGTTCTTTGGCAGGTGTGCCTGTCCCTGCATCTCTTGCTAACCTCTTTGCAGAGGTGTGTGGCGACACTAAATCTCCACCTCAAAGAACCTTATTTACTGCGCAAGGTATTTGTGCGTATGCTCTGTCTGCTCGACTACCAGCTTGCCGTTTTGCGCCTTCAATATCAGCGTAGGATAGGGCTGGGTTTTGAGGTCGTTCGTCAGGCCCTCCGGCTTCACGCCGCTCGGCTGAGAAAAACACGCAATGTCCGCAAAAAGGTCAAATTGCTGGGTTCTCAATTTTTCAACAGACAGCCCGTTTTCCTTACAATAGCGGGCTGCCACATCAAAGGCCATCGCCTTTGCCAGCTTTTTTTCTTCACGCATACGCTCAAGCCGCTGTGCTTGCTTTGGACTCATATGACTCCCTCCTCAACAAACCATTCTATTCTACGCATACTTGAATACTCCTGATGTCGGAAGTATAAAAGCCTATCAGGCCGCTTTTCGTCTGCACCGCAATTTCCTCTTCCCCGTTTTCGCTGTCAATAGCTGGCGTATATGCCGAGGCATAGCCTTCCCACACCTCCCCATCGACATCTACAATCTTAACGTTCTTTCCGAAAAAAGCAAATAACTTTGTCATTTCTTCATTCCTCTTGCCGTCGGCACAACATGTGAGCCTGTTTTGCTGTAATGAATGTAGATTCTATTCGTTGGTATTTCCTCCAGCGTTTCTGGGTTAATACTAACTCCAATCGGGTTGTCAAGCGTAACGATTTCTTTCCACATAAACACGCCCCTTGCAGAACGCTGAATTTCACCGGTTCCGGCATATTTTTCAACAATGTCCTGTAATTCGTCGTTACTTACTGTGACATAACTTCTTCCGGGGGTATATCCGTCACTGCCTTTGATATGTCTGGCTTGCTTTTCCTGATTGATTATCAGTCTTGCAGGATCACTCCGGATTTCTTTTCGGATTGGTAAATCCTTCATGTATGCTCTGACATTTTCCTCTTCGCTGCCAATATTATACATTGCGTTTGCAGCTTTTGCAACTCTTTTGTACTCTGCGCTTACCTCTCTGGCCTGTTTCGGCCCAAAGCCGGACATTTCCATGCGCTCGTGCTGGAGCCGCAGGCCAGCCGCTTTGGAGAAGCGTTTGTACTCCTGGTTCAGCACCTGATACTTGATCTGGCTCTGCTGTAGGCTTTCCTTGTCTCCGGTGGTCTCGGAAACCAATATCCTGCGTTTCTGCTTCCGGATGGAAGCTTCCAGCCGCCGCTGGCGCTGAGTGGCCTCATACATGGTGTAGTGCTTGCCGTTGTAATCAATCCCCGCCTCGTTGTCCTGCCGGAGCCTTGCCAGCTCCTCCGGCGTGTACTGAGGGGTATCTACACCCAGGATGATCGGGAAGGCGGCGTGACCGCAGTTCAGCGTACCGATGCGCCGGACAAGGGAATTGTTCAGCTCCTTATAGGCCTCGTCGCTGTATTGCCTGCCCTGAATGGGTTCATGGTCAGGAGCACTGGCAGCGTGGGCAGAGATTTCCCAACCGTCACAGCCGAAATCGTCGTGATTCTGCTGGCTGATTTTCTCCTGCATCAAGCCCAGGCCGCCCATGACATTCCGCCGGACAGCGGCCTCCAGGGAGGTGGAAACGCCGGATTCATAGTCGATGGTGACAATTCCCCGGTCTGCCAGATTCCGGGTTGCTTCCCGGATAGCCGAAGCGTAATCCTGGGCACCGGTGGCCACCTTCTGGAAGGCAAAGTCACAGGCGTTCTGATATGCTTTCGTCAGCTCCCGTGCCTTCCCGTCCGGGCCTACAAAGCCCAGGGTCTGGGTGATGTTGCTCAGATTCTCATCTGCCAGCTCAGCCGCCGCAGACACGATCTGCTGTAAGACCTGATTTTCCCGAAAGGGAACCGCCTGGACATAGGGGTGCTTTCGGATATCATAATCATATCCGGCCTCCCCGGCCTGGTTCAGCAGCTGCCGAAGCTCCCGGTGAGACACCTTCAGCCGCTTCCTCAGCTCCTTTTTCAGCTGCCGCTGAGAAACACCCAACTGCTGGAGTCTCCAGGCCTGGTAGGCCGCCGTGCCGGTGAGCTGCCCGGCCTGGGCAATTCGTTTGGCGATGTCCTCAATCAGAAACTCCGTCACCGGAGAAACCAGCTGCCGGGCTTTCTCCCCTAAAACGTCGATCTGGTCGGCAGTCAGCATGATTACTCACCATCCTCGGTGTTCTCAGTGTCCTCCGTGTCAGGCATATACTTCTTTCGGATTTTCGCCAGCTGGGCCTCCGTATCTGTTGGCATATTGAACCGCCAGCCCAGGGCGATCTCCGGCTTGAGCATCCCGGAGGCTACCATCTCCTTGTATTCCGCCCAGGTCTTCTCCTCGTCATACAAGACACCGTTGCCCCAATCCACAACGATGGAACTGTCTTCCACTTCGTGGGCACCGGGGACGTGGTACAGCTGGCCCAGAATGCCGCACAGCCGGACAGCCTCCCGCAGGGCATTCTCCCACATCCGCTGGAAGTCAATAATCGTCAAATTATAGTCACCCTCGGAGGAAGTCACCTCAGTTGCCGTCCGCTCCACAGCCTCCACCTCGGACAGAAGGCCCCGTTTCAGGCCAATCAGACTTTCTACATTGCGCAGGTACTCCCGCTTCCGCTCCAGATAGGACTGCTCTCGCAGAGCCGGAGAAAAGATGGTAATGCCGACATCCTCAGGAGCTTCATCCAGAGCGGTGAACACACTGTCGGACAGCTTCTTCTTTCCAAACTCGTCAATCTCCAGCATATCCCCGCTGGCGATGATTCGGCTCTTTCCCCGTTCAAACTCGCCGCTGAGCTGAGCCTCGTTCCGGTCGATATTCTGAATCAGGCCTGCCGCCGGGGCATAGACCGAAACACAGTCCAGGCTTCCGTCCACACAGTTTTCAATGGGCACTTTCAGCCAGGCAATGCCCACACTATCGATGGGCTTTTCGAAGGTGTATTCCTCCTGCAAGGACGCATATTGCGGAAGGCTGTCAAGGGGCACAGGAAGGCCCAGCATGCCAGGATCCTGCGCACGGTACAGCTTGTTTGTAATCGTCAGATAGCCGCCGGGGCGCACCGTCCGCCGCTCCAGCAGCGTGTAATAGAATCGGTCATAGGTGCTTCTTTCGCAGGTGCCGATGTCAATAGGGTCGCCGTGCTCGTCTCTGGCAAACACCAGCATGTCCCGGCGGTTGACAACGTAGAAGCTGAAACCGTCCTTCTCCGGCACCGGCTTCAGCCCGCTTTCCCCACCAATCAGAGCCCGGTGCATGGCCGTCTGCTTTTTGCTGTCCGCCGCCTCCAGGACAGCCTGCGTGAATGTGTCCCGGCTGGTAGCGGTATACTCGGAAAACGCCGTCTTTGTCAGCTTGTTGACAATGGTGTAGGGAATCCGCTGACAAGGATCGGATTCTTCCGTGGATATACTTTCGTAGTACATGCTGTACCACTGCGCAATAGCTCGCTTCATCGCCGGGGTCGTGATATCCACGGCACGAAAAGCCGTTTCCAAATCCGATTCAAAGTAGTTCATGCTTTCTCACCTGCCGTATTGATTGTGATTTTCCGCAGTGTCCGGACAGCGTATTGCAACCCCTGAATATAGGCATCCCTCTGAGCAAGCTCTGCCCGAAGTGTGGCAATTTCCGCTTCCAGCCGGGCGTTTTCCGCCTGCAAGGAAGCCTTTGCCCAGATAGGCGCCCTGTCTATGATCCACTTTCTGATTCTTCTCATTGGCCTCTCCGTTTCCAAATTTGGTTTGTTGCGTAACGCACCGCGTCAATGTGATGGTTGTTCAGGTCTGGATAACCTTGCAGCACTTCTCCGGTCTTGTTGTCACGCTCGTATTCGTACTCTGTGAACTCCTTCACCGTGTCCGGGCAACGCTCCGGGTCGATGACAATATGCTCCAGCGATTGCAGCCACTTCATGGAATAGTTGACGCTCCCAGGGCCTTTTTCCGCGCCCCTGCACCGAATTCCATAGCTGCGGTAATCGTTGCAGCTCTTTTCTTCCGCGCTGTCCGCCGTTACAAGCTCCCCCGGTGCGATATGCTGCTTGATAAGTTCTGCTGTGTCACGGTTGCTTGTGCGCCTCCTGGTAAGCTCATCAAATATGTACAACGTTTTGCGTCCCGCGTCATAATGCACCCGGTTGAACGCAAACGGGTCAGGATACCAACCCCAGTCCACACCGGACAGGATACGGTCAAATTGCGTAATCTGATAATCCGAAATAGCCGTGATATCAAGATTTTCAAACACCTGTGTACCGGAACCCACGACTTCCCCCAGGTATTCATGGCGGTATGCCGTCTCGTTCACGGACTTGAGGTGTTCCGCATCATCAATGAACCGAGGGCCAAGCCATTCCGGCGGCGTGGTGAGGTATGTACTGTGATGCACCAGCTTGCCAGACTTACTCTCCAAAACGTACCGGTTGGCCCAGTTTCGGGCCATGGCGGGAGGGTTGAAGGATTTGAAGCACATGGAATATTCGCCGCCTCGGAAAAGAGACTGCTCCACGTTGCGCACCTGCTCCGGCCCGTCGAACTGATCCAGCTCTTCGAACCAGGCTATCCCGATGTAGCCAAACGGTACTTTAATGGACTTGAGTTTACCCGGATCATCCAGTCCGAAAAACATGATCTTCTGGCCGGTCTTGCGATAGATGCACTCCATCGGAGAAACCGTACAGCGAAATCTGTCCGTCAATCCCAATTCCGCAATCGCCCAACAGATCTGAGCATACACAGATGTTCGGAGAGTGTTTCCCACCTTCCGCATGACAACGGCGTGACAATCCGGGTGCCGTAGCAGCTCCAAAATCACCTCAACAGAGATGTGTGAAGATTTTGCGCTTCCACGTCCACCCTTTTCCACAAGCTCGTTGATTGTTCCGGCCTTGACAGCCCTGTGCGGTTCAATGAATGCGGGAGAGATGATATCCGACAGCTTATAGGTCATCAATGATCTGCACCCCCTCACTGTCAGACACCGCGGAATCTCCAAGCAGATCAACCAGCACCTTAGCGCATCTGGCATCTCCCTGAACCGCTGCCTCCGTCAACCCAACAATGACGGCCATCTGGTTGTCAATATCCTCCGGCTCTACCCCGTCCCGGGCGATTTTGTTCCACACCCTTCTGTCCGTCACCGGCAGCGACAGGTACAGATCAGCCGCCTGTTTCAGGCTCCGTTTTCGACGGCGGGCAGCACCGGACGCAATTCCACCAGCTCGGCCACATTCTCTCGCTTCATCCTTGCTTCTCTGATTGAACGGAACAAGGTTCTTCGTTCCATCTGCCACCCGTCACCACCTCTCAAAAAAGAGGAGACCCGGATGGTCTCCGAGTCTCCTTTGCAATTTCGTTTTTACCAGTATAGCACATCCAAAGTGAAAAGTCTTCCGGTTTTTTTCCGATTTTCAAATTTCTGCGCATCCGTACAGGCTGAGTGTGAAGTGATGAAGAGCGGAATCCTTCCGTGCGTAAACCTGGGATTTCTCAATGCCCAGTTCCCCGCACAGCCTGTCAACATTGCCCCTGGCCGGGTTTATGTAGAATCTGTCCAGGACGAGCCGCTCCTCCGGGCTGAGGATCGCAAGCCCCTTATCTACCAGACTGACCCACACTTTCGCCTGTTCCAGCGAACGTGACAGCTCCTCCCGGTGGACGATGTTGGAAAGATATCTGTCCTCCCTGCCGGAACCGCCGCCTGAGACCGGCGTACCGTCCGACGCGGCACTGCGGATGCTCTGCATCTCGGATTCCAGCCGGGCGATTTCCTCTGGAATGCTGCGCAGGGACTGCTTCCTGGCATTATAGCTCTTGAGTTTTTCCATTGCTTCCCGTTTCCAGTCCAAATGATGTCACCTCCATTTTCCTGTCTGATAGTCGAATTTCTTCACGTCGTATCGGTCTGAAAAGCTGTAGAACCCTTCCCAAATCTCATCACCGTAAGCCTCCCGAAGGAGCTTGTCCAGCACGGCCTGGTAATAGTCGGCTTCGTCGTGCTTTTCAAAGGCTGGGGAAAATTCCGTCATCATCTCCTCAATCCTGTTCAGCACCTTCAGAATCCGTTTGCCGGAGAAGGTGTTCTTGCCCATGATCTGCGGATCCCGGAGGGCCAGAGTGAGAAAATCACACATCTGCTGCCGCCCTACCCGGATACCGCCTTCAAAGGCAGCATGTTCTCTCTCCTTCTGCCGGGATAAGAAATCATTCTTGGGCATTATCCATCACCTCCCATTTCTCACAGGAATCATCGCTGTCCATAAAATCGGCTCTGTGCTCCGATTCTCCATTGCAGCATACGCCGCAGTAGAATTCATACCATTTGCAGGTTTCACAAACATTCATTGTCTACCTCCAAATCCATTTTTGTGCCACAGTTGGGGCAGTAGTTGCCAATAAGGCACGTCTCATAAGGGTAATCGCATACCGAGCAAGTGCAAAATGCCTCGTGCTCATGTGATTCAATCCACCACCCATGCCTTACCGGAGCTACGTCGTCGCAGGGTTCTGTGACCTCGAATTCCTCTGAAAGCCACCGAAACACATAATCCAGGCGATATGAGCCAAACCCAATGTGGCATTTTCCGTCCGCTGGGTCGAAGTACAAGATGTCGTAGCACGGCTTTTCAGGTGTTCCCCCAACGATAATTTTTGCGAATGGTGTTTTTATCTTGTGCTTACACTCATACGCACTCACCGCTTCCCGGCTTATGTAATTATCCATTTTGTTATCTCCTTTCCGCCCGGGTTACCCCGGGCTTGTGTAATTGCCTCGATTTCGAGACAGTTAAAGTGGTCGATTTCGACCAGGTTAAAAGTGCCTTCTCGTCACAGCCATCGGGAACTCCTCAATTTCGCTGGCCCACACGCAGCTCCCTTTCCCGTTCAGCTGCTCCCAGATCAGCGGGAATCCCCCGATTCCGTCAAACAGGCTGGCCATAGTGGCATCCCGCTCATACTGGGCGCACAGCCGCTTCAGCACCCATTTCCATGGCGGCAGGGCGATACTGTTTCCCAGGGCCTTGTACCGGGCGGAATCGGTGGTTTTCCGCTTCTTGCCATTGCTGTCCGCCCAGTCCCCAATGTCTGTCCAGCCATCCGGGAAACCTTGCAGCCGCTCGCATTCCAGTGGGGTCAGCCGCCGCACCGTCACACCCTCCCTGACTACGTTGTTCAGGTTCAGACTTTGACCGCTTCCGGAGTGGGATTGTAACGTCCCGTTTGTTTCTGGATTCTCGTGTCCGTTTCGACAGTCCACTGCACACACAAGATCTACCGCACGTTTGGCCGCCTCCGCCATCTGTGTCCCACATATGCTATTCTCTATGTACTGAGAGCGACCGCTTTCACGGAAACACAACGGCACCTGATTTCCGCCGGTTCCCATTCTTGCCTGCAAACTCGGCGAAATTCCGCCGCAGTCCCGAATTACGTCGCAGGCATGGGACATATCCAGAATGGTCGGCTGGTGCCCGTGCTCCTGAGCACGCAAGGCACCGCTTACATCCTGGCTTACACCCATGACGCTACCGCCCTGGTCGTTGAGGCAGATAATAGTCTGATCATTATTAACCCCCAGCGTCCCGGCCTTCTCCTCCTGGACTAAGGCTCCTTTTCCGCCTCCATCACAGCCTCCCCTAACTCGGACTGCATAAGCAGTGCCGCTTTCAGGGCCTCCGGAAGGTCTTTCCCCCGCCGTGCCGCCCGGTTGAGGATGCCCTGACAGGCTTTCGCGGACAAAAAGTATTTCGGGTGCGGTGTGGCCTCCAAAATCTGCGACAAGCGCGATTCTACGCCGTCTCTGGGGCACTCCCCAAAACTGTGCGTCGAGAACTCGCCACGCAATGCTCCATCCGTCTCCCACGAGGCATCCGCTTGTGGGCCAGCCTTTCGGAGGCACAGGAACAGCGGGAGCTTCCGGCTCGATGACCCGTAAGGCTTCTTCGATGACCGCCCCGAAGTCTTTTCCTCCGTTGCTGCTGAATGCTCCGGGCACGTTTTCCCAGACCATGTATCTCGGTCGAACCAGCTCATCTGTTCGCCCTCGTAGGCTGTCACGGTATCTCATCTCCTTTATGATCCGCATTTGCTCCATGTACAGCCCGGACCGCTCTCCCGCAAGTCCGGCCCGCTTTCCGGCAATGCTCAAATCTTGGCATGGGCTGCCGCCGATGACCACATCCACCACAGGGGCCGCACAGCCCCGTATCTTGGTGATGTCTCCAAGGTGTATCATTGACCCCCTCCTTCACACCCCATCCATCAAATCAAACAAGCTCGGCTGCTCCACCTCGGCATCCTCTGCCCGGAGGTAGGCGACCGCATCGGCAAAATATCCCGGATTCAGCTCACAGCCGCAGCCCCGGCGGTTCATCCGAACGGCCATCATCGGTACCGTGCCAAGCCCCGCAAAGGGGTCAAATACCAGATCCCCGGGGTTGGAGTATCGATTGATGATCCGCTCCACAATGTCCAGCTGCAAAGGGCACACATGCAGCTGCTTTCTTCGCTGGCTCTGGGTGGTGTTCAGGGTCTTCATACGGCTGATATCATCCCACACATCTGGGCAGGTAGACGCGGGCGGCAAGGTCATGAATTCCTTGCTGATAGCGTCCCGCTGCTCCAGGGCGTAGGACAGGGCGGCATGCTGCTCGTAGTCATAGACGTGGGTCTTGCTGTACTCCCGAAACCGGCGCATCCGGTCGCTCATTTTCAGCCGGGACAGCTCGTCCGGATCTAGATTCCGATTCCCGGAGGATCTCCAGAACGCGTGAGCGTCCAGCTGCCACTGGCTCAGGGGATAGTCCTCCTTGTTTTTCTCCACCCGTTCATCGGCGTAGGCCTTAGAACGGTCTGTGGGCAGCTTCCTGAAAAGCAGGATATACTCCGGGCAGCCTACGCCCATCTTGGAGCCATCCTTGCACTGCTCTGTCCAGCCCAGCCGGTAGGTCTGGTTGTTCTCCCGAACCACGTCCGTCACCACGGTAATCATGCCAAAGTAAGCAAAGCCGTGCTTCATGTAATGGTCAATGCACAGGGCATGGAAAGGCTCCATGGTGGGCATTCCGTACCCGGTCACATTTCCGAACAGTACCCGGTCTTTGACATGAATTGCCGCTACCCTCCCCGGCTCCAGAATCCGCAGCAGCTCCGGTGTCAGGAAATCCATCTGCTCGAAGAATCGGGCGGTGTTCTCGTTGTGCCCGAAGTCGTTGTAGCTGGGCGTATACTCGTAATGGTTGCTGAATGGGATGGACGTATGAATCAGGCCCACGGAATTATCCGGCATCCGCCGCACCTCATCCACGCAGTCGTTATTCACCAGCGTCCAGTTTTCGCCTTTGATCTCCACTCTCTCAACTCCTATCGACCGCGCCATTCTCTCAGCCTGCACATTGTCCAGCAGGCCGAAGTTCTTGACGATCTGGCGCATTTTCTCTTGCAGCTTATTGTGATTCTCCCACTTCTCCAGCAGTACCCGCCAGATCTGTTCTTCCGCCTCCGTGAAAATCACGTCGATGATGACCCGCTCTTTTTGCAGGAAGCGGTAGATTCTGTGAATCGCCTGAATGAAGTCGTTGAATTCGTAGTCAATGCCCACGAAAATAGCCCTGTGGCAATGTCTCTGGAAATTGCACCCGGAACCGGAAAGGCTTTTCTTCGTGGCAAACAGCTGGGTTTGTCCGTCAGAGAAGGCAATTACCCGCCTTTCCCGCTCGTCGTAATCCATGGAGCCGTAGATATCCACCACCCCGGGGATCTCTTTCAGGATGGTCTCCCGCTCATATTCCAGGTCATGCCACAACAGGAAGTGCGCCTCCGGGTCGCTGGCTACGATTTCCCCGGCCATTCGAACCCGCTCAAGCACGGATTCCCTTTTCTCTTTTGCGGCGTCCTGGAGGCTCACAGCGGCCTCACGCATCAGCTTTACCTGTCCATCCTTGTCCACCACGTCACCGATCCTGGACTGGATCATATGCACCCGCACATCCAGGGGCGGTAAATCATAGCCAGCAGCGTCATAGCCCAGATCTGCCGGGCTGCTGAGAAACAGTGCCCAGGAGGATACCCAGAGCCAGAACTCCTCTTCCTTGTGGGGATATAGGGTCAGGTTGTTTGCTTTGGTGCTGTCCCGCTGGAAGAACCGGGTCAAGGCCTGCCCGGTGTCCATGACCTCCAGGAACCCGGCGTAGTGGATCAGCTCTTTATACCGGTTCGGGGAGGGCGTGGCCGTGGCCACCAGCTTATAGCGCACCCCCTTGAACAGGATCATGAACTGCTGGAAGGTCTTGGAGCCGTAGGAACGGAGGACGGAGGCTTCGTCCAGGGCCACGCCGCAGAACCGGCCAGGGTCAATGTCCCCGTCTCGCACCCGTTCATAGTTGGTCAGCAGAATCTTCCCGGGGGCCGCCTCAGCTTCTGCCATCGTTCGGATATAGGCCGGAGGCTCCATGCCCAGCAGCTCCACCGCGTCCCGGCAAAACTCCTGCCGGACACCCAGCGGGAGGACGATCAGCACCTTGCCGCCCTCGTGCTGGGCAACCAATCGGCACCACTCCAGTTCCTGGACGGTCTTGCCCAGGCCGAAGGATTCAAACAAGGCCCGCCGTCCGCCCTTGATGGCCCAGAGCACAGCGTCTCTCTGGTGGGGCTTCAGGGCCGGATTCAGAGCCGTCTCCGGCACCTGGAACCCGCTGACCGGGGCAACCTCGATTTTGCTGTGAAGAAAATTGTCATAGGTCGTGTTCATTATGGTTCACTCCTAAAATCAATGCCGTCGAGCGTGGAAACAAGCTTATCGGCATTTTCAAGTGTTCGGTTCTTCCTGTATTCCGCCCTGGCAAGATCCGTTTTGCGAATAATCTCTACCCACCGCTGACCGCTCTCCCAGTGGAAAGAATAGACCCGGTAATCATCCAGGAAAGCTTTCTTCTGTGCGGTGGCCGTTTCTTTGTCAATCTTTCCCTCCCGGAAGCGTGCGTACAGGTCACGCAGAAGGATAAATAGGATTTGGTCTGGGTAGTCCAGGCCCTTCGGGATTTCCTGGCCCTTCATTGCCGCCTGTTCCCAGGGAAGCACTACACCCGTTCTTTTTGATTCAGATACCATAGCAAGGCCTCCTTCCCTGCTTCCCAACCCTTGCAGACTACACAGGCATAACCGTTTTCAAGCAGCTGCTCTTTCCACCACAGCTGGTCATCCGACACAACGCCGCCGCTTGACCGCTTCATTTCGATGTACAGGCCATGGTATCTTCCACGGGCCACCGGAAGGCACAGATCCGGTACGCCCCGCTTTACCCCCATCTTCTTCAGAATCGCCGCCTGTCGC